CACGACTTCTTCTATCTCTTATACGAGATTTTATTTTCTCTATTTTATCTTTTAATTCCTCACTATTTGGAATTTCACTAGGAAGCTTATGATCTATACTTCTATATAGATCTTCCCAGTTTTCTATTTTTTCTTTCATTTTTCGATGAAGTTCATTATTTCTTTCTATTCTATCAATTTCTGTTTGAACTTCTTCTAACTCTTCTAAAAGCTTTACTTTTGCAGAGTTGTGTTTTTCATACTCTTGTTCGATAAATTCTATATCTATCTCTTGTCCACATGTAGGACAATCTTTATCTGATGCATTTCTTAGATCAGAATATTTTTTAGTCATTCTACTTTCATAAGTACCTTGGCTCTTAATCTCTCCAATTTTAGTTTTTAGCTCAGAAGTATCTTCTATTTGAGAGTTCGATACAAACTCTCGAGCAAGCCCTAAATCTATTGAATCCAACTGCTTTTTGTATAAATTATTTTGGTTTATTTTTTTCGTAATTTCGGAGATATTTTCAAATTCTAATTGTAAAGATCGCAAAGTTTCTTCATCTTCTTCCGAGTAAAATGGTAATTCCAATTTTGGAAGTAGTGATGTATCTTCCAATTTATTATCTAATAACCACTTATTGATTGTGTCAATTTTCCCTTGTATGCGAGAAACGTCTCCACCTAAAGTTCGTGACAATTCCTTAAAAACATCAAAGTATTTTACATAATCATCTAGCTGTAAAAGATCGATTAAAAATCTCTTACGATTTGTATCTGTAGCAGTTAAAAACTGCAAACTTGCATTGGTATTTTGATAGACAATCTGAGAAAAAGTTTTGAAATCTATACCAATAATTTCTTCGAGTGTCTTGTAAGTATTTGTAGCAGTGTGTGAACTAATATCTTCTCCATTTTTCCAGAGTTTTACTTTGATATTTGTTCTACGACTTACATCAATTTTATACTCGTCATCTACTACATCAAAAGACAAAGAAATATCGTAGCCATTATTGACTTCACGATTTGGTATGTCTGCTTTTTTGATTCCTTTTGAATTTTTATTAAATAATACTTCTTCGAGTATTAAAGGAATCGAACTTTTTCCTGTTCCATTTGTTCCAACAAGTTGTGTTACTGTGCTCTCATTTAAGTCTAGTTCATTTCCTGAGCCATAACTAAAACAATTATCCCACGTTAGCTTCTTTAGCGTAATCACTAAACACTCCTAAAATTTTCTTAACTTTGTTTTCATCTAACTCTAATATATAACCAAGATATTCTCCTAGTTCTTCTTCTATTGTCATTTCCTTATCCAATATTAGAGTCGCCTCTGTTTTTCTTTTTATGACTTTTTTGTCAAGTAATTCACTATTCTTAATATTACTAAGATCTGAAACATCACCTTCAATTTCATAAATTGTATGGTCATATTCTGTTTGTACCATTTCGCTTGGGTCTGTTACAGTTTTGCGAATTAATTGTGGTAAGTCAAATTCATGCCATGTCCAACTCCAATCTTTATTATCAATAAGTAGATATCCTGTTTTGACATGATTCCGATGAAAACTTGTAGTCATAGGACTGCCAGGGTATACAATATTTCGTTGAGTATTCTCGTGAGCATGTAAATCACCTGCAAATACGACTTTAAATTTATCAAATCTGTCTAAGTCTACTTCTGGTTGAACATGAGGTGGTATTTCACCTCTAACATGTGTAAATAAGACATCTGCTTTTATATTCTCTATGATATCTTTTTTATGTAAATCTGCATAGGGCAGTATAGCATAGTCATGTGGAACCATCTCTCCGTATTCTAGTTCATCTACTACTCTTACAAGAGGATTAAGTTCATTTGTAACTCTTTTTAAATTACTAAAGAAAGTCTTATTCTTTTTAGTAGCTTCATGGTTTCCATCATAAATAATAGTTCTAACACTAACTCCTTTTACAAAATCAAAATAAAGAGTTAGTTCATCCATTGAGGGGACTCGGTCAAACAAGTCCCCACCAATGATATGCAGCTGAATGTCTTTTTCAATTTCATAAATTTGTTCAAAGAATAACTTGTAGCGTGTACAAGCCCATTGTACTGGAACATTCTTTTGACCAAGTTTTATGTGCCAATCTGCTGTAAATAGAATCATTTAATATCAAACTCCTCGCTGATACTTTCGTCAGGTGTTGAGTTATCAGCACCTTCTCGTAATCTGTCAAGTAGTTCTTTTTGAGCGTCTGCAGTAGGTCTAGGAAGAACTTCATCCATAGACTTGAGATCTGCAACTAGTGCCATCTCATCTTCTGTTAATGCTCTTGGTTTGCACTTTAGTGCTTGTAGTTGATATTCAACATTGTAAGCCATTGGGCCAGTCTTAACTCTTTTGAAGTGTACATCCCAACCAGTTTCAAGGTCAGTTGGATCACCAAGATCTTCTGCTGCAACCATGATCTGCTCAAGAAGTTTCTTCTTAAGATTTAGAACTTTGACTTTACCGTCATGTATACACTGAATAGCGTATGCCCAACCACATTTTAGATCTGGATGATATTCTCTAACCCAATCTTTCTCAATGTTGGTAAATGCTTCTGTGTTCCTATCGAATGATAGACACTCGAATGGTAAGTTCTTACCGTTTTCTCCTTTTAACCAGTAAACATATCTTGGTAACATGTCACCGACTAAACGTACTTTGTTATCGCCTTCTACATATTGGTAGCTATCGATTTTATTCTTTTGGGCTTCGCCCTTAGCTTGATTAAATTTTATTGCCATTTTATTTCCTTTAAAGTGATTTCTTCAAACAAAAAATGAATACGATCATTTTCTATTCGTAGTAATCTATTGTTTTTAATACTGTCCTCGTTCCCAGTGAAGTGAAGGAGGTCTAATGTGGTATCTTTGGTTTTTTGGTACTCGAAATAATTGCGCAAGGAAGCGATACCTGCATACTGCGCAAGTTCGCTATCCGAGTACCTCCTGCGTTGAATGAATAACGGTTTTGGATTTATTAAAAAGCTGTTTCCATGAAAGCTTTTTGTCCAGAACTTATATATTCTATCATGTCTATTTACGGGAGGAAGTTTGTAGGTGAGAATATGTAGAATTGTCAAAATGTCTTTGACGCTTCCCTTGCTTTCCCTTAGTATCTTTTCCCAATTATAGAATAACATTATAACAAAAATTTAACTCCATGTCAAGATATATTTTTTCATGCTATACTTCCGAAACTTCATAGCCTTGTCGCATGTAATATCCCATTCTCGCACCTGCCTGCTTTCTCGCTGTGCGACCTTCTAAATGTATATCTACGATAACAGGCTGTAGTTTGCCTTCTCGTATACGAATAATTCTTCCGATAAGCTGTGTAAGAAGTGGCTCATTGTTTACAGGAGTCGCCAAAATGAGACAACTCAGGCAGTCGACACTAATTCCTTCACTAAAAATACTCTGTGTTCCAAAGAGTATATCTTTCTCACCAAATATTTCCTTTATCATCGCAGGACGCTCTTCGTGAGGAACTTCTCCAGTTACGCAAATACTCGTATCGCCCACAAGTCGATGGCAACTTTTCAGAAAGTCAACACGGTCACTCACTACAAGCACCTTGTGCCCTTTTGCAGCATAACTCGCCGCAAGCATTGCCATCATATTCTGGTATTCCCAGTCATACGCAAGTGCGTTAATTCGAGTTGCCCAATCAACATTTCCGTCAAGAAAGCGTATACCAGCTCTGACCACGTCAACTCGTGGCGTTAAATAATTCTCTCGTGGGGGTTTATATACTGTCTGAGAAAAGTAATCTCGAAATATAACATGTCGCCCATCTTTTCTTTGCATTGTTCCTGTTAGTCCGATTTTATATCTTGCTCGCGATGCGTCAATAATTCGTGTGAAAGTTGGACTACTTACATGGTGCATCTCGTCTAATATAATTGTACCAAACTCTTTTGTGATTTTATCGATATTTCGATAGAGAGTTTGTACATTTCCAACGACAAAAGGTGAGTTCGTGTCAAATTTGCCTGAACCGATCACACCCGCCGCGACCCCGAAGACTTTCTCTATTTCTTTTTCCCACTGTGCTCGTAACGCAAGTGTATGTGTAACAATGAGTGTTTTCTGTGCGAGCTTGTTTGCGATTGCTAACGCAGTAAAAGTCTTTCCCCAGCTTACCCAAGCGTTAATTATACAACTGTCTTGCACTTCATCATATACTGACTGTTGAGATTCACGAAGAGTGAACTTAAAGTCAAAAGGTTCAATTGGGGCATCCACTCGTTTGTCTTTGATTTCGTACTCGTCTGGTATCAGATCGGTACGACCTATTGGTAGTGTGACGAGCCCAGCACGAATTACCCCCATATTTTTGATAATAATAGGGGGATCTGTCGGACGTCGTGGAGGTATAGAATATGTAAGTGTTTTGTCAAGATATGACTGATAAGTATCACTTACTTCTATGTAAATTCTGTTAGAAAGAACTGCTTTCATGTATGTTTATGTGAATTCGGGACCGCTAAACCATTGAACTAACGAGTATCTTGTTCCTCTTTTTATTTTTGTGACTCTGTGTAAAAGCATAGATGGGAACACTACTATAGTTCCTTGTCTGCGAAGATCTATGGGCATTTTTAATGTTTGATTTCCCCAGTAGTTTTTCAACTCTAGGTCTCCGCCTTCATAGTCTTTTGAATCTGAAAGATTTACGGTAATTGATAATTTTCTGTGTGGTACATTTGGATTGAGTGGAACGTCTTTGTGCCAATCATAAAAATGACCAGTTTTGTACTCAGCGAACTGCGCTAACTCTTTATCGGTAACTCTAAAATTCCAACCTGAATCAAGATTTGCAAGAGATACATGAGAGTGAAGAATCGTTTCTATACTGTGTCCCTTTGGAACAAAACCGACATTTGTTTTACGATACTTCTGATTTAATATTTTATCGTTTTCAGCAGCACCAAAGACTCCTCCATCTCTAATGTTAAGTTCTTTTCCAATCTCTATGATTTGTTCACAGACTTCTTTTGGTAGTCTATCTCTACATACCCAATATGGTTGTCTTAATACTTGTCTCATGTTAAAGTGTCCAATATTTTTGTTTCGCAAAAGAGAGTAATTTCATAGTCCGCTTTTACACTGTCTTTATGTTTTCTATAGTATTCTAAATACTTGTCCATTCTTTTTATACCTTTGGTTTCATCATTAATCCAATTTTCGCACTCTTCTCTTGTATCAAATGCTTTTACAAATTCTACATTCAGTACTGTATCTCCGTATAAAAAGGCTAAAAATAATATTGTTGCTTTCATTTTTTGTTCCTTATAAATTCTAATTCCTTCTGCCAGTTGTTTTTGTTTGTCTGTGCCTCTCCAGAGCCTCTTTGAGCCAATATAACTCTACCCCCATCCATATCAATGCGAATAGAATCGGTAGTAACCACCTCGCCATGTCTTCCAATAAATATTCCAATCATTTCTCCTTTTGTATCTTCGGGATGTAACCCATTCATTAATTCTATTAGTTCTTCTTTTTTCATACTACTGCTACTTCTATCAGTTTAAATGTGCCAAGCATACCAAAGAAAACTACTACTTGCACAATACTGGCATATACAATAGTTTTCATAGGATGCCACTCTACTAATTTTTCTATCATAGAAGGACTTACAGGTGCTAAATTTATAATTTGTAATTCTTTTTCTTCTTTCATACTTTTCTCCAAGTATCTTTTTTCTTTTCTTCACTTAATTCATATAGAAAAGAAGGTTTATTATCTATATACAATACTCCTGCAAATCTTTGCAAGGCATGTGGCGGTCTTGGCACTTCAAAAGGAAAAGGAATTCCTTTTATCCAAATAAGAGTAGCTAGAACTTTTGAATCTACTTTACCAATTAGATGATACTTCAATTTTGCACTCTTACTTTTCTCATAGATAAAGAACTTGCCATTTGAATCTACATAAAATCTGCCACGATGTTTTACCATAGAGCAAAAATCGTCTAATTTATACTTTAGATCGTATAGATCTTTTTGCGGTGTTTGTAATCTTCTTATTCCAATAGTGTGACCTTTAACATTATAGTCATCTATAACTTTACCATCACACCATAATAATCCGTCACGTGTTGCAACATCATCTGTATGTACAACATAGACTGGAAAACGAATATCAGAGAGTTTCATACTTATCTGCAAATTTACCCATAGAGTAATCTTCTCCTACTTCAAAGTCACATCCGATTGGACAATCTGGTATTGAGATACCTCTGTCTTTTTGGATTGATGCCTTTAATATAAATTTGTAGTGTTCTACATATTCATCATGCACTTCTGCTAAAACTGAGTCATGAACTAAAGCAAAGATTCTCATTTTATCTTCTTTGCCGTCTTTTTTGATAACATTGTGAGCATCAATAGCACCAAGTAAGTTTACATCTGAGGCAATGGATTGCACTAGAAAGTTAATTCCTGATCTTACTTCGTGAGATGCGATACCTTTATCGTCTGAAAATACATTTGGCAATCTTCTTTTTCTTCCAAAGTGAGAATATATAAATCCATTATCTTGTATAAATCTTTTCTGGTCATCAAGCCATTTCTTTAGTCCATGAAATTGTCTAAAGTAATCTTGAATAACTTCTGACGCCTCGCTAGTACTAAAATATCTGCCTGAGTCTTTAGTAACTTG